GAATATACCACCAATGATACGCTCTACACTCTTTAAATGAGATGTAAGACTATTCAATGAGTTATTAGTACCATTGATACTATTCTGGCTACTACTACCAAATTGGTTTACCGCATTCATAGCAGTTCTAAGACCGTTTACAAAGTTGTTTGCATTTAGCCGTAAGTTAGCTACTATATTGCCTAAGTTCATATGTTAACCTCCTCCCTAGAATATTTGATCTATAAATCCAGTGGTAGGTTTATCCTTGCCATCATCAGGCTCTGGATTGTTTGCTTTGATATGGGCCTTGACTAATGAGTTAAGCTTACGTGGAGTCATTCTCCAAAACTGCTTTTCAGTTCTCCTAAGCAATACAGTAGCGGTATACATTAGTAAAGGCCAATCCCACGCATCATCAACAGGTGTTGCGTCGTCAATGGCGTGGGTTAGTTGTTTTTTATTTCAGCTTGCTCAGCTTGCTCAGCGGCATCCTGTGGAATACCATCACTTAGAGCGGCACCTAGCTTCTCACTTGCTTCCTTAAGTAATGCCGGTGAATTGATCCAGCTTCTAACTTGGTAAGGAGTAATATTGTAGCCTGTAGGTTCTCCAGTCTCTTCATCAAAAGAAGTAACTTCTTCATGCAGTAAGCCTACCCACATCATAACGCCAAGATCGCGCATTTTACCCTTTTCAAGTTGACTCATCGCCGCATCTACAGATCCGTACTTGTCTTCTAATACTGCATAAGCATTCATATCAAATTGGATCGTACGATGCTTTCCGCCTAGCTCAATAGTACCTGCTGTGTTTCTAATATCTTTTAAGTTTGCCATGTCAATTTCCTCCATTTATTAAAATACACTATGACGGTATATTGCCATAGTGCATTTAGTAGTCTTAAATATTAAACGCCGTATGGTGTATTAAACCAAGTGTTTGCTTGCGTTTGAGTGAAACCAGGTGTGTCTTCATCAAGATGTCTTTCCCACTCATCGTCACATTCACGTTTAACAAATGTTCCAGTAGTAGTAGGTGTGTTAAAGCTTGCAGAGTCACCTTTAGTTTCATTGTTTTGTTCAGGTAAAGCGAATTTACCTTTAGCCAACCAAGTGTAACGATACTTACCATTAGACTTGATTGTTTTAAATCCTACAGCTACCCAAGGAGGAACATCACTAGATTTACGGATTAAGATACCGCTAGTCAAAGTGTGACCAAATAATTCTGCTTGAGTGGTTAGATCTAAGTCAGCAACGTTAAGTTCTAAGTTAACGCCACCTAAAGCAGTAGCGATCTCATATGGGCCGTCATCAGCGAACAATGTTTCAGTTGAAACGTTCGGGTTGATACCAGCTGAGATAGCTCCCTTTAATGTCTTTGGAGCCGCGTAAGTGGCAGTACCAGAAGTAGGGTCACTTGTTAATGTTGCATACACAACGTTTTTAAGACCAATTACAACACTTCCCATGTAGAAATACCTCCCTAATCAATATATGTTTTTATACTTGCATTAAATACATAGTATACTCTTCCAGACTCATCAACCTTCAATCTGAATGGAGGCTGCTTCAGTTGTATAACACACCATCTCTCAGTAGTAAGATTAAGGATACCATCTTCAGTAACTAGTGACTGATATAGCTCCCTAGCTTTTGTCTTAGCTACTGTTGCTGATATGTCTCTAACTACAAACTGTACAGAACGAGTCGCCCCTGTAATTTGTGGTATATACGTTGAACCTTCATATTCATATAAGGCTATCAGATTGTCAGGAGTATCTGGCGCCATGTCCTTATATACGATAGATGCAACGCCTTTAGAAACAAAGAATGCTTCTATGTCAAACAACAAGTCAGCCATGTGAACACCTCCTACAAATGTAGCTCATTCTTTATGAACGTAGAGTATTTACCTAAAGCTCGTTTTTGGTAGTTCTTTATTGGATCTTCCAAAAATTTAGCTTTACCATTCTTATGGTGAACACTAAGATCTTCATGCACTTGTACCATGTAACCATCAGCTTCCTGACCAGACTTTGGGTTAACCACGCCAGGCTTACCGTAACCAACAGTACCTACAAATTCTGTACGATATCCACCGGTGACATGGTAGTAACCACTGCGTGCTAATGTCCCAGTATCCTTAGGCACCTGCATTTGGCTTTCTTCATAGATTTCTTTAATAGCGGCAAGTGTAGCTTTCTTAGTACCACGCTCAACCTTACGAATAGTCAGTTCCAATTCATTGATAAACTGTCCTGTAACTATGTCTAGTACCGCATGTCCTCCTACAGCCATTAGAAATACACCACCCATAGACTGACATTAGGACCTTCATAGTCTGCCCACAAACGTTTAACTGTGTACTGTCTACCATCAAAAATGACTAAATCATTGGATCCGATTTCAACATCACCACTGATATATAATAGTCCTTCTGAGATTTCTTGTACACCTGTTTTAACTGTAGGTAGTACAGTAACACGAGGTTCAACACAACACATTGTATTAATGTCACTTCCGTATGTTTTGTCACCTACAGTGTCAACCCCTATACATGGACGGATGACTACAGGCGTTCTCATCATATCAGTAAGTGCTTTAAACATTGTCATGCATTCCCTTCGTAAATATAGATGCACTGGACTTAGGTAATGATAGTCCGAACGAACCTTGCATTTGCTGTCTGTAGAACTCAGCTTTAGTCTCAAAGTGCTTTTGCCTATCAGAGGTAAATTCAGATTGAGGTCCAAGTTTTCTACTGACTCGTCTTGCAAAGTATTGCGCGGCATTATCATATAAGTGATATAAACGTTCATAGTGACTTGTATAAGAAGCCAGTATAAAGTTTATCTCTTCATCTTTTAGCACTGGCTCGGCAGTATCTGTATCACCAATAGTGAACCTATATCTATCAAGCTCAGAGCTAGCTGGGTCTCCTGAATATGACCAAGTCATCTACATCACCTACTTCTTTTCTGAAGTGGCTTTTGCCTCTTGTTGTTTAGCTTTGACTTCAGCTACAACTTGTTCAGTTGTTTTACCTTCAGTGTCAATAGCATACTTCTCAGCGGCAATTTTAACCTTTTCTAGATATGCTTCTTTATCAGCTTTTTCCTTCTTAATAGCGGTAAGCTCATTAGTAAGCACTTCTTGAGCATTTTCCATATTATGTCTGATGTGTAGGAAACGGGAGACTTCATCAAGGTTGTGCTCATCAACCACTTTGATTTTGCCTTCACCAATTCTACTTTTATATAGTGTAATACCTGCAGGATCTATAATAGTCCCTGCAGGATAAAATACACCACCAGACTTAAATGGTCTGACTACAACACTTATCATTAAGCTACGACGTTAACGAAGAATACTCCAAGGTCTTGAGCAATGACCTTAGCATCGAATGCAATCTCACCTTCGATACGCTCTGTACCAAGACCAAGCATATCCATAGGAAGACGTACGATACGGTTACCGAAAGCCCCAGCGCCTTTAAGACCTGTCCAAGTGAAGATGTAACCAGCAGATGGCTTCTTGATAGCCGGACGTGGATTAACATATCCTAAGAACATGTGCTTGCCCATTACGAATCCGATTACATCAGTTGCACCTTGGTTAGCTGTATTAACTACAGACCATGCAACATGGAAATGATCAACTTCGAATAGTGTAGCAAGAAGATCCGCAGTTACGATACCCTTTTGAGTATACTTAATGCGGTCAAGAATGTCAGGATGATTTTTCAAAGCATAGAATACAGCAGGGGTCATAACAATAGTGTTAGGACGGAAGCCTGTAGCACCAGCCATACGAACGATTTCATCAGACACAGCTTTGATCGGATCAGAAGCAGGATCATTGAACTGTAATACTTGGTTAGCACCAGGAGTAGCAGCTACACCTGTGATTTCACGAGACCAAACGCCTGTCTTGAAGTACTTAGCAGCCCATTCAACTTCACGACGAACTAGCATTTTCTGTGATACAAACTCAGTAGCATCTGTATCAGCATCAAGTGGCTCATCATAGTTTGCAC